CGGGACGCCGGCGAAGAATGAAGCCAGCCGATCCGGCCGCCGCTCCAGAGAGATAACGCATACACGGTCAAACATAGCCCGCCGCCCTCGCGTTTTTGATTGCCCGCCGAACCAACAGCCGAGCCGCCACCGGCAGGAACGGAAGCCGCCGCCGCTCGCTCTCCTCGCGAAGCCAGCCGCAGACGGTTTCCGTATTTGCCTCTGCCCAGGTCACGCCCCTGGCGTCGAGCTCGCGGGCGCGTGCGTTGCACTTGCAGCTGGGCGAGCTCCGAATCCCGATCCGGCCGAGTAGCTTTTTCAGTTCTGTTCCCGCGCCGCCCGACGCTACCGGCTTGACGCGGGGGTAGGCTTCGTGCGTTTCGTCCACCGTGATTGCATCTCCGTCACGGGAAACAATGCACGGCTCCACCTGCGCGAACGTGTAGCCGCGTTCATTGCAGCGGGCAACCAGGTGCGATAGCTGGCAGCTAATCACGGGAGCGGGTTCTCGTCTAGGCCGGCGCGCGGCGGCTGGCCGCATTCTGCGCAATCTTTCACCTTCTGAATGCTGGTGCATATGCCGACTGGCGCATCACCGATCATCTCTCCTATGCCTGGTACGTCAACACGTTCGCCACAGAAGTAGCCCTCGCCGCCACCATCACAGCACCACAGCTGAGGTTTGCAATCACCTTGCGTAATGTCGATGGTGACGGTTCGCCATACCTGGCCGAGCGGTGGCGGGTTGTTTCGGTAGATTTTGACCTCGACGCCTTTCGCCTCGAAGCACCGAACGTCGATCGTTTGTTCGATGTAGAGCGTTAGGAAACCGAGAAACTTCACCGAGCTAAGTTGCCAGGCGCCGCAGTCTGTCGGCAAAATCTGAAACGAGCCGCTTGGATCGCCAGGCCCGCGATAGCCGCCATTCGGCGCGGGCAGACCAGGGTATGTACCGACGCGAAACGTGCCGCCGTAATACTCCGCGGGCATTCCGCTAATGCACGCCGATTCCCAGCATTTCGGCGGGGGCGTGCAATCGTCGCCATTTGCCAGCCATTGCCCGCAAACCCCAGCCGTCGGCGGGTATTCCTCGCAATTTTCGCCGGCCAGGCATTCCGAACAATCGGCTACGGGCCGGATGCGCTCGCAGTAGAAACCGAACTTGTCGAGCGTGAACCCTGGCGGACATTGCCCGTTTTCGTCGGGGTAGTCCCTGGTAATACATTCAACAAGGCGCTCGCATTCCTCGCATTCTTCCTTTGTGGTCACGTTCGGATTGCAGGAGCCTCCAACGCAACAGCGACCAGGGCCGGCAGAAGATGACGAGGAAGACGATCCGCCGCAGCAAGCGCAGGGGCCGAGATTGGTAACGGTCGTATTCACGGCGCGCCGCTCCCGCTTCCTTCGTAGAGCCTCGCGTAAATCTTCGTCTTCGTTACGATCAACTCGCCGTCTTTACATTCGACGTTCGTAACGACTTCGATAACCTGTTCGTCCGGCGGCCCGCCGGAACCGGCGCTGGACGACGACGCCGCCGACGGCTCCGATGCCGAACTGGACGACGACGAACTCCCGCAATTGCAGAACCGACAACAAATCTCCTGCGTTGGGTGCGGGCCGCTCGCGGGCTTGTTGCCGTCGTGATAGTCGTTCGCCTCGTTTGGCTGCGCGCAGTAGGAAAGCGCGAACAATCCATTCGGCCAATAGCAAAACCAGTTCCCGCCGCTCGAACTGGATGACTGAGAGGAATCGGATGAGGCCGACGAAGCCGTGGAAGATGCGCTCGATGACCCGCTCGAAGATGAGCTAGAGCTAGAAGATGAACTCGATGACGAGCTTGAGCTCGATGACGAGCTAGAGCTAGATGACGAGCCAGAGCTTGAAGAAGCCGAGCTCGATGACGCCGACGATGATCCGCAGTCGCATTCAACCACCCGCACCAGGCGCCAGAAACCTTCCTCGTCTTTCGTGGGCTTCTGGTAATCGCACTCGACCACCGCGCCCCTGTCCAGCGGCTGATCCGCTTCGCCCTTCGAGAACTGAAACACCCGCACCACGCTGCCGATGTCCCGCACCACCACCGGAGTCGGATCGTCGGCCGCGATGAATCCAGCCCCGCAGCCGTCCGTGTCTTCCGCTGCCGCCATCACCTGGGGAACGGCCTGGACCATGCCGCACGTTTCGAGGTCCGCGAGCAAACGAAAGAAACGCGCCGACGCCTGCGAAGCGACCGTCGGGTACTCGATGGGCTTCTGCTTGCGGGCCTTGCGTTCGTGCGCCAGCACAGCGTTCGCGATACGCTTGGCATCTGCGGCGCTGAACATGCCGGCGTCAGCCATTAGGACAGTCCCCCGAATGGCGAGAAGTCGAGCTCACGATAGACCCGCACGCCGGCGCCGCCGTTGATGATGCTGGGCGAGGTGCCAGGAGGGGCCGCCTGGCCCGTGGGCAGAAGCGCCACCGGCCCAGTGACAGGAGAGCCGTTCACCTGGATCACACGCTTCGAGCCCTGCGCGAGCTCCATCGTGCCAACGTCCTCGCAGCCTTCCGTTAGGTCCCACGTTTCTTCGCGGTAGCAGAAGTCCCATGTCGTTGACCAGTAGACCGCACTCAGACCTTGATTGTTCTCGGTCACTTTGCTGGCACTCTGGAAATGGCACTTCCAGGTGCGAGGCCCACCGCCATTCCATGAGCCGCTGTTCACTGCGTTCGTGTAGAGACGAGCAGCTTCACCCCACGACAAATCCAGGAACGTGCGAACAAGCGTCAGCCGGAACTCTGCATGGTCTTTCTCCAGCCCACCGATTGGGTCTTTCGCGCTGTTCGTGATCGGCTGGCCGTTGATGTCTCGGGTCACTGGGCCGGTCACGGTGGAAGCCGCCGCAGACCACTGATCGCCTGGGATCTGCAACCAACTCGGTTGGTCGGGTTGCCCTGGTCCGCTGCCATCCGGCCACTGCTCCGCAGGCGGAACGTAGTAGCGCACCGTGTTCTTGTAGAACAGCCCGCCCTCGTCCACGCACTGGCAGTCGTACTCGAGCGCGTAGCAAGTGGGATCGTCTGGGTGCGGGTCGAAGTAGTTGACGCCGTTTTCGTTGACGATCTCCACCAGCGAGGTGCCTGGGTTGTCCACGCGGATGAGCCACTCGCGGGTATACGTCGAGGTTTCCCGATACTTGCCCGCGACGCCGCGCGACCGCGCCAGTTCGATGCAGTCCACAATAGCCATCAGCGTGCCCCCGCTCCGGTGATGTTGAACACCTTGAACACCGCAGCCTTCGCCGTGTTCGCCGCAACTTCGCGCAGCGTCTTCAGCTGAGCCTCTAGCGTCTGCTCCGCCTTGCCGTCGCCCTTGCTCTCCGCTGCCTTCACGCCGTCGTTCTTCTTCGAGTCTGTGGCGGCGCTGGCCTCGCGAGCACGATCACGCTCAGCAGCTGCGGCCCGCTCACGCTCCACGGCGGCACGCACGGTGGCCGCGAAGCCCTCGCCGGTCGTTTGCTGCGGCGGTGCCGTATTGAAGTTCGTTCCATAGAGCGCGGACTGAAGCCGCTCGCGGTCGCGTTCCGCTGCTTCGCGTGTTGCGTATGCAGCACCCCAAAGCGCTTCTGATTCCCTACGGCTCTCCTCGCCAACGCCACCCACGGCCGCCGAAGCTACGTCATAGGTCACTGCGTAGCCCGCCTGGCCCGCGGAGTAAAGCACCTTCCCAGATGCCGACAGGAAAGCACCCAGCCCAGCGATCGCGTCCACCGACTTCTGCAGGGCGGTCAGCACCGTGTCGATCTTCGAGGCGAACACCGTGCCCGCGTCGATGAACTTGCCGGCCGCCTCGGCCAGGAAGATAGCCGTGTCCTGGGCCACGGTCTTGATGCCGCCCAACTCCTTGATCTTTTCGATCACGCCTGTGATCTGCTCACTGACGGCCGGCGCGAACGCGGCCACCAGCTGGTTCTTGAATCCCTCCACCACCTTTCCGAGCGTGGTGAAATCGTCCATCATTTTCTCTACATTCTGGCCGGCCTCGGTGGACAAGGCCACGCCGAACAGTTCCGCGTACTCGGCCGCCTCCTTCACGGCCGCGCCGCCGTTGGCGAAGATGTCGAGCAAGTCCTTCCCGCCCTTGCCGAACACGTTCACGGCTGCGGCGGCCTGCTCCGCTGGTGTCTTCAGACCGGATATGGCCGTGGCGATCGCCTGGAAGCGGTCTGCGGGGCTCATCTTCTCCAGGTCAGCCACCGACAAGCCCAGGCTCTCGAAGGCCTTGACGGCCCCCTTCGAGCCCTCGGAGGCCTTCACCAAGTTGATGCCCATCTTCCCTACCGCGTTGGCGATCTTCTCCTGACTGACGCCGGCCAGGTCGCCGGCCAGGGCCAGCGATTGGAAGTCTGCCAACGAGACGCCGATCTTTCGGGAGAGTTTCGATTGCGCGTCGATCACCTCGGCCGTGGCCGCGTTCATGCGGACGAATGAGCCGGCCACGTTGCCAACCTGGGTAGCCACGCCTGCGAACAGTCTGGCCCCCTCGATTGCCACCAGGGCGTTCATGCCCGTGCTGATCCCCTTGACGTTCGACTCCATCTTCGCCAGCGCGGCAGAAGCCTCGCGCGTGCCTGTCACCAGGCCGCTTGTGTTCGCGGTGAAAACGGCGGCGACTTTGCCTATGAAGGTGCCCACGTTTTCGCCTCCTTCATCTGCTTCGCAAACATCGGGATTTTCGCAAACTCTGCGGCCATTTCTTCCTCGGTCTGCTCGACTACCGGCGGGGCTTTCCAACTGGGGAGGAAGTTATTCTCGAAGTCGATCGCGACGTTTGCACCGGCCGCCTGGATCGCGAGCGTGGTGGCCCGCCCAGTCCTGCGCCAATCGTCACCGAAAGGCTCGCAACGCCAGTACGCCCGCCACATCGCAATCTGCCGCACGGTCAGACGGGCGGCCAGTGCATCTACGTCGGGCTCCTTCATTGCTAATGCCAGCCGGTACAGAAACAGGAGTTCCGGCTGGCTCCTCAGTTTCCCTCGGCTTCCTCCACGGCTTCGTCTTCGCTGGCGGCCAGCACCACCTTCTTCGCCACTTCGTACAGACGCATGACCAGGAGCGGCTCCAGGTCCAGCAGCTCGTTCGCTTCGGAATCGGAAAGCATCTGCGAGCCGTCCGCGTTGGCGAGGCACAGCGCGATGGTGCCGGCGATCACAGACGGCGGGACGGTGCCGCCTGCGTACTTGTTTTGCTCCAGCACCCAGCCGTACCACTCCGCGAACATCGGATACCGCAGCACCACCGCGCCCAGGCCATCGACTTCTGCGGTCGTGGTCTTCGACGCTACGCGCCGGCCGAGCAGCTGCTCCTTCGTGACAATCGACATTTCAGTACCCCGTGAATTTGAAGGTAATCGAACAACGAACGAACTCGCCCACGCTCGCGTCGGGCTCAATGTTTTGCAGAACGGCCTCGCCTTGGAGACTGAAGCCGGCGACATCCACGGCCAGCTGCACGCGCTTGCCTTGCTCGACGGCCACCGCCGGCAGACCCAGCGTCACGCAAGTAACAGACGCCGGCTCCATCGTGGAGACGTTGTATTGCCGCACCACGCGCGAGTCGCCGCCGGCACCAACTACGGGGCTTCCTATGTTCGTGGTCTCTACGGGCGAGGATGCCGAGACGCTCGGCTTCACGTTCAGTAGGCGGCCGATCAGAACGCCGTCTACCTTTACGAAAGACCCGTGAGATGATGACACAGTGCCGCCTGCATGGTTGGTGCGTCAGTCGGCCGTGAGACGGAACTCGGCATCGCCGGTGATGTATTCGCCGACCTTCGCCTCGTTGCTGAACTTCGTGCAGATGGCCTTCCCGCTGATGCCGAAAGTCGCGCACTCGATGTCCTGCGGCCCCGTCATGTCTGGGCTCTCGGGTCCGAAATACTGGCAGCTGACGGTCTTGCCATCGACCAGGGGGGAAGTCGTGTAGCGCCGCATGGAGCCGTCTACCATGTCGAGCGTTGAAGTGTCCTTCTCGTTGACCGAGTCGGATACCTTCACCATCGTGGCGCGGAACTCGATGGTGCCGAACTTCATGGAAGTTCCCTGCGAACTCTCGACGGGCTTGCCGGCCATGTATCAACTCCTGGGAAAGGGTTCGGTCCAGCGGATCAGATATGTGTGAATGACCAGATACGAAGGCTTGTCGTGCCCTTCGAGGAAAACGGGGTCGCCGTCGCGCTCGTCGGTCAGCCGAACGTCATCAATCGTAAGGGGGCCGGCCGTACCCTTGAACGTGTCGCACTCCACGCGGACGGCCTCGGCCATGTCCTTCACGGCCATGTAGTTGTCTGCATAGAGCTCGACCTCGAACTCGGCTTGCGGCTGGCCGGCCTGTCCCTGGAGATAGCGCTCTCTCTGGGTCGAGCCCCTGCGGTAGACGGCATACGGTGGCTTCACGCCCTCGGGTGCGAATAGGGGCCAGGCGCCCACGCCGGCGGCCTTCTCGACAGACTGCCGCAGCCATTGCTCTGGGTAGCTCATTTCTTTCCGCTCCATCCTGGGTTCTTGCCGCCGAGCTCCTCTTTCCTGGCGCTGCTAAGCGCAGCTGCGAGCGCCTTGCCCAGGTGGTGCCGCACCGATGGGCCGATGGCACTCATGGCGCGCTGCACCATATGGCGCCCCTGCATCTTCAGCGTGCCCTTCTCCAGCCATATGGCCTTCTTACTCTCGCGGCCCCACTTGTAGCCCAGGACGGCCACGGCCACGCCGTCGGAGTTGCGCCCGATGTAGCGGGCGTTCACAGTGACGGCACGCCGCAGCGCCCCACCTTTCAACTTCTCCCACCCCTGCGAACCAGCAACGTGCCGCCCACGTTCGTCTCGCTTCGCATCGGCGCGCACCGTTCTGGTCTTTGCCTTGGGTGTGTATGACTTTAGGATCTGCACGCCGCGCGACATGCGGATTGCGGATCGCATCGAGGCGAGTAGGTGCTTCTTTGCGATGTGCTTGGGCAGTGCGGCATAGGCCGCCTCCAGGTCGCCAACGTCCGAACTCCATCGCTGGAAATCCATGAAGATCATGTCGCCTGTTCCTCGCACATGAGTTCGTGCTCCTCGCGATTGTTCCGCTCGACCACGCTTGTGATGTAGAGAAGTCGGCCACCTCGAGTAGCCCAGCGCAGACGCATCACGCCGGTCAGCCCTTCGAGGTATCGCATCCGCACCATATGCGAGACGCTGCCGCCGACTTGCTGCCGCCGGTTCTGCTCGGTGTAGGACAGGGCTTCGATGCTTGCGCGCCGGCGGGCGAAGTGCTCCCAGGTCTGTACCGATTCGCCCAGGTCGTTGCGCGTCTCCACCGGCACCTCGATGATGACGAGCTCGCGAAGGTCGCCGGCGGCCAGCATCAGTACCTCCCCGAATAGCTCTCGGCCGAGAGCAAGGCATCGAACGCCATCGGGGTCACGATCAACGAGACGTCGGACGATACAGCCTCGCGGTGCTTGTAGAGATGCCCCACCGCCAGCATGATCGCGGTCTTCAGCGTGGGCGCGCTCTCGTCCTCTGGTCGCAGGCCAGCCCAGAAGGTGATCGTCGCCGGCCCACGAAAGCCTCGAAGCGGCTTGATGATTGCCGGCCAGCGGTCGCCGTCCACCTCGAAGTCAGACTGCTCGACCATGCCCGTGGGCGTCTCGATCGTGATCGGATGCTCTGCGTCATGCAGGAGTGGCGGGTTCGGGAGCTCGATGCCGCCGCAGCCGCAGCTGCACCCGCAACCAACGTGGCCGCAGACCTTCGCGCGGTACTGCGTCTCCACCATCGTGATGCCCAGGCGGCTCTCCACCAGGCGGCGGGCCGTGGCGATCAGACCTTGAACGTAGTGATCGTCTTCGGCGTTCTCGGGAAGGATGCGCAGATGCTCCTTCACCTCGGTGAGACTCACCGGCTCAACGCGAGGGTGCCGGATCACGACGCAAGAAGTCGGCAGCATGGCACCTCCGAAAAGAGAGCGGCGGCGGCGCGGCATCCCTGCCCACGCCGCCGCCGGATGGATTCAACTACTTGGTGAGCTTGACCACGAAGCTCGGCCCCATCGTCGCAACGCCGAAGCGCTGCGTGCCGACGAAAACCGTCTGGTCGTACTCGATCGCGCGCTCGCGGCTGGCGTTGATCGTCAGACCGTTGGAACGGTTCACGATCATGTTCGCCTGCTTGAAGTCGCCGTAGAGTCCGATCACGTTGTCGGGCAGCGACAGGCAGCGGTACACGGGCGATCCGAAGATCGTCATGCGGCTCGCCTGGGTGACGTCTGCACCGATCGCACCGGCCGCGAGGCCTTGCAGCATCGCCATGCCGGCGGGGCTGAGAACCCAAACCGGATTCACGGCGAGCGGGTTCAGCTTGCTCACGGCCTCGACCACGTTGTCCACCGTGAGCTTCGTCGCGCCCAGCGTGACGGACTGCGTGACCTGGGCGAGCAGGCCGACGATGCCCGCAGCTGCGTCACCTTCGAGCCAGGTCTTGTCGATCTTCTTCGCGAACGCATAAGCGAACTTCGTCGCGACGAGATTGGCGACCGACACGATCGCGTCTTCAAGCAACTCGTTCGAGACTTGCGCCCGTGCGCCGATCTTCTCGACGGGGATCGGGACGCCGAGCGTCTTGATGATCACCGGCTCGATCTCGCAGTTTTCGAGATAGAACTGGGCTTCGACGTTCTCGTCGCTGCGGGGGATCACGACGCGGTTGGTGGTCGTGGTCATGGTCGATGCAACCTGGAACGCGACGCTGGTGTAGTTCAGCAGGCCCAGGATGCCGCGATAGAAATCGGGCACGACGAGCTCGCTGTTCTTCGTGTCATACGTTGGCGACAGACCGCCATGGCTGTTCGGCTCCTCGGTCGCGCCGTTGGTGGCGACCGCACCACGCACCTCGCCTCGGGCGAGCGAACGCAGGAAGTGGCCGCACCGCTCGACGCCCTCGGGCGACACGCCAGCATCGGCCCAGTGCCGGAATTCCGAGCCCATCGAAATAGCCGAAGGGCGGGCCACCGGCGTCACGGCCTGACGCGGCTCAGTGAGGGTCAGCTTGCCGCGCAGGTTGCGCACCTGGTCCTCGATCTGCGTCTCGCGGTCGAGCTTCGCGCCGACCTCGGCCGACTCGGCGGTGAGGGTGTCGAGCTCGGTGGCGTCAGCCTTCGCCTCGTCGGAACCCTCCTCGCGCTCGAAGGATCGGATGGCGTCGATGCGCTGCACGATCTCGGCGGCGCGGTTCTGCAGCTTACGGATGGCGTCACTCACGGTAGGAACTCCTGGGGAAAATGGACGATCTACACGAACGGTACCCACGACTGCCAAACCCTTGAACGTCGCCCGTCCTATCGCAGGACGTTTTCGGCCGGCCCGCAGGCGTCGCGGAATCTGGCGGCCTGCCAATCGATTGCCGCTTCCAGCTGGCCGAGCTCTGGATATTCGGGGTCGCGCTTCTTCGCAGACGCGAGCACCTGGCGGCTGTAGCGCTCCATCTCGCGGGCGAACCGCTCGGTCTCACCGCGCTTCTGCCAGCCGACTTGACGCCGGCAGATAGAGCCGTGGATGTAGGAGTTCCATTCGTCCAGGATGTAGAGCGGTTCCGCGTCCCAGTAGCGCCGCTGCTCGACAAGGTAGTGCGGGAACAGCTGGCCGCGTTCGGCCGGCGGTATGTCGCTCGCCACCTGGGCCAGCGTCATGCGGGGATGGTTCTCGAACACCAGGGCACGACCATCGAGAACGTAGAGCGTGAAGCCGTGCCGCCCCTTCACCTGGCTGGTCATGGCGTGGGTGGCCTCATGGCACCAAGTCACGACGTCGCCCAGGTCTGTCGGGTCGCGCCAGAAGTACGGGCGATCCACGCGCGACAGGACGTCGGCCAGGATAGGGGGCAGGCTCGGGTGCACCTTCCGCACTTGCTCGGCCTTGGTGGCCTGGGCCAGGGGGACGGGAACCAGGGCACCCCCTGGGAGCCCCTGGGATGGCCCAGGAGGGGCGATTGCCGGCGGGGCGGGTGCCTGGGGGGCCGGCTGGGAGGGCGGCCCCTGGTGGCCCGCGGGCGGGGCCGGTTCCTCGCGGGCCGGCGGGAGGTCCATATCGGCCGGCTGTGCGGATACCTGGGCGGGGCCGATGATATCGACCGCCTGCGGCTGATCGAGGCCGCCGCGCCGATCACAGCGGGCGGCCCCGATCATCGCAAGGATCGAGAGCACTGCACAGACGATGCCGGATGCCTTGGGCATCACAGGCCGTATTCCTCGCGCACCTCGGCCCTGGCCTCACGCACTGCGTCCTTACGGGCGCGGCGGTAGGTCTTCGTGTAGCCGTGGCAGCCCTTCGCCTTGGGCTTCGAGGGCACAACCTCGGTGCTCGTCGTGGTCTTCGTGGTCGTGGTGGTCACGACGTCCTCGGCCACGACGGTCAGACCGAGACAGGTCAGGACAAAGGCACCAATCAACGCTTTCATGGGATGGCTCCTGGGGTTCAGCGGAAACGTGTCCGCATTGAAACCCAGGAAGCCCCACCCTTGAACGTCAGCGGGCCTTCCTGTCTCGCCGCCATACTGTCGCAGCATCGACTACGCGGTGCTGCCGATGGCCGCATTGCTGGCAGCGCATGTATTGCACCTGTCGATCACCGGCGCGACGCGAGCACTCGACCCGCATCC